CGGAGTCACCATCGTTATCAATATCATCATCTTCTGCACCAACGGGATCCATTCCCTCACCATCATCATCCTTGTCGGTAACTTTGGCTTTCTTCTTTGATGCCTCAGAGAGTCCATATACATTCTCCATGACGGCGTAAGAAAACCCCTCCAGAATCTCACCGCTCTTCTGGTAAAGAACAGCGTCTGTTTTTGACTTGGCGTCACCAAGATTTCCTTCTAAAATATCTGCAACTATTAGTCTTGTGTCCATTGGAGAGATTCCTTTTCTAAGATTATTGTTCTGTATTATTTATAGTATCGTCAGTTTCAGCCTCGATATTTTCGAGTGAACCTAGCAAACCAGACGTAATACTTTTTGCGACATCATCCATTTTACCTGCTATTCTTCCTCTCACTTCAGAATCAAAAGCGGTGTTAAACTCGTCCTGATCCTTATTAATAAGAGAAGTCATCATCTTTTCCATACTCATAGTTCATCTCCTTCGTCTTCTGCTGGTTGTTCTTTCTGTATTTGTGCATCGATCATTTTAATATCTTCATCGGTTTGTTTGAGAATATTTCTTCGCACCCAATCGTGAGAATAATATTTACCGATATATTCATCCATTGACTGTAGAATCTCAAGTCGCTCTCTAAGGATTTCTGTTTCTTTCAACTCTGTAAAATACGAATCGGTGTCGTAGTCAAACCCTACCATTTGAGAAATCTTATTCCAGTCTTCCTCCGTCATAACTCCTTTGAGAACTAATTGGACACGAAGAAGATTCATGAAAAGTTCTGCAAACTTGAGTCGCAATCTTTCAATGAACTTGCTGAATTTTACCTCATCACGGGTGATCTCTGTAGATCTTCCCATGTTAAAGCCGTTTTCGGTTTCCATTCTGGAAGCAGGAATGTTTAGTGCGTGATACACTTTCTTGAGAAGATAAGTAACATCCTCCATCTCACCTAGATTTTGTCCACCATCGAGAGTAGAGATCTCTGTTCCTCTACCACCTTCACGACGAGGTAGCCAATAATCCTCAAGCATGTGGAGATGTTTTCTGTCATCCCTAATCTCACCAGTGGTTGCATCATAGGTAAGTTTATTTCTATATCTGTTCATCAAACCTTTGATGTATTGCTCTGCTTTTTGCTTAGGTAAGTTACCAACGTCGATATAGAAAATTCTTCTTTCTGGCGCACGGGATATTCTATAGATTACAACTGCATCCTCAATCTGACGAAGCATGTTAATCGGACGAATAGCCTTTTGTAAGTAACCAACTACACGCTTGGTTCCTGTGTCCACCATTCCAGAGTGTACATAACAAATTGAATCGGGTGCTATCTTGATACCGGCAGATGGTGTGTAGTACTTGGAGTCTTTATCTTGATTCGTATAGACATAAAACTCCTCTACCTTTTTAATAGTTGGTAATTGATTCATACCAACCTTTTCCATATCTCTTTCTATTTTTCTCAGTCGTTTTATCTTTGTGGGATCAATTGCACGAAGTTCTTGAATACCCTTTGATGGATTTTTTTCATCAATTATGATGTGATAAAACAGTTTGCTGTCAATGTACCATCTTCTGAATATATCTGTTCCCTTCTTACCAAACTCCAAAAGTCTAGTAACTTCATTAAACTCATCGTATATCTTTGTCTTAATTGAGTCCGATACATTTAAGTTATCTAAGTTAAGAGAAACAGGACACTCATATCCACTGTGTACTATGGAGTCAGATACAATATCAGATATGGCTTGATCCACTTCTGGATATAAAGCCATACCTCGATATTGTTGTATGAGTTGATTTTCGTCACGGATATGTCCTGCGAAATCCACGAATGTTCCGAAGATACCACCCGCTTCAATCGTAGTTGTTCCATCATATTCATCAGGTGCAACAAATGATCGTTGAGTCTTTGGTTCTACCTCAGACTCCTGTGACTTTCCGATGCTGAACCCGAATAGTTCAAATTTAGGCATAATATATTCCTTCCTTATAAATACCGCTCTTAGTATTTATAATAGATTTGGAGATATCAACCTCAAGGAGCGGGCGGGCCCGCCGCTCCACTACCTGCGGAACCGGGAGATGCTCCAGTCTCGATGTAATCGAAAGCGAGAGTTACTGTGTACTCGGTTAGTGTATCAGCAGCATCGTAGGTAAGATCAATAGCACCAATTTCTACAGGCCAACAATTCTTGAGACGAATTGTTCTTACGTTTGTACCCTCGGTATCTAAGAGAGTTACGGTCCAGTCTGTAAAGTTTCCTGAGTCCGTGGTAAGTGCAGCAGGATCTGCTGTATTGAGAGTGTGATCATTGAAGATTTCATTCCACTGCTCAAATGCTCTTCTGGTATCTACTAAAGGTCCCGCAAGAGGTTTAGAATCATAGATGCTGAATGTCCATTCTGGGTAAACACGATCACCCGGAATCTTAGCAATACGACCTCTATATGGTAACTGGATAATACCCAAACTAGTTGCAGGGTACTGTGCAGCCTTCACCATTATACCGGCAACTTGTCCAAATTGACCGATGTTACCTTCGACGAGGTAGCGGTTGGGACGCATTCTACCATCTATTGCTGCTTTAAAGTCGTTGATGTTGTTTGAATTTGCCATCTGTTATGTTCTCCTTAAGGATTTGTTTTCTAGGGAGCGGTGTCTATGGATGTTGGTGGTGGTGGTGGGGCTAGAGAAAAACTCGGCCCCCCTCCACCGTCACCGACAGAACCGCTACTTAGTTTCCCAAATCATCTCCTGTGCCCTTGTTAGTGAATGTGAGTTTGATGAAGTTGATAGACTTAGCAGGCTTGATGAAGACATCCGCAACGAACTGATTTGCGTCAATGATCGCAGCGGTGTTGTTTGTTTCGTCACAAACAACTCGGAAGTCAAACAAACCTCTTCTTGCTCGAATATTTTCTAACAACGGAGTAACTGCGTTAACAAACGATGCTCTTGAGTCTTCATCATTGAACTCGAAGAGTTTCGATCTTGCAGCAGCACCAACGGTTTGCTTAAGGAAGATAAAGAGTCGTGAGACGTTGATTCTACTCAGAGTACTGGTAGCAGTCTTACGAGTCTTATCACCAAAGAGCATTGTTCCCTCACCGGGGAAAGTGGTTACTGGGTTGATTTTAGCATCATACATGGTATCCATCTCAGCGTCAGTTGGGGTATCTTGCATCCGAACAACGTCGAGAATTTGTCCACGACTGAAACCTGCGGGTGAATACCACGGAGCAGTATCTCTATCGGTTCTAGCAATACAACCAGCCGCATCTGCGGATGTGTTTGTAGTTACAAGTCCCTCGGTTCCCTCTGTGGTGTCTCTACCAGTACCAAGATGCTTCTTGTTACCGAAGACAACGCTGATGAATTCACTTCCACCGGGAGTAATCGCGCCTTGATCCCAAGTTGCGATAGTTCCACTACCCAACTGAGAGTTGGATGCGAGTGTGTGTCCTGATGGAACAAACGCCATGCAGTCACCTCTGGTTGTTGCGATGTTCATCGCAGTGTTAACCTGAAGTGCGGATGGGGTTCCTAAGAACTCAAGTCCACCTCTACCTCCCGCTGCATTTGATCCAGTGTTGTTGTATGTGTTACCACAGAAAACAACGTCAAGAGGAATGCTCTTATTGTGTAGAACAGTGTTTGTGCTGCTCTTACCTGTGACATCGGTAGCACCCGCTTCACCGGATCCACCAACGACTGCAACTCCACCGTACTGGAGGAAGTTGTGGACTGCCCACCACTCACCTGCCCATGCTCCGGTAGGACCAGCAGGCCATCTCTGTGCAGTGCCGCCGGGGACTACAACACCAGAACCGCCGTAGTTTGGTGCGAAACCGTCCGCTTCTCCTTGAACACCAGTTGGTTCATTAACCTTAAGTCGGTTAACCCAATCGGCAACGCTTTCAATTGTCATTAAGCCTTGTTTTCTTTCCCCGGTAAACCCAACTGCTTGAACGAGTCCGGTAGAACTCGCTAACCCTCCTCGGGTTACAGATCCCGCTTCAGTACCGGCGATGACAAAACTTTGATCGTCTATTATTACTGTGACATTTGGTCTGGCCATTTTTGTCGTCTCCTTGAATTCAGATGCACCTGATTAGCACGAAAATAATTGTTATTTTGAGCCTTTTGTCTCAGTATATGTATAGAATTCTATCTTTTCGCTGTTTAGCGGAAAAAGTCGTCCTCTGGTTTATCTTGCTTATACCAGCGATCATTACCATCCCAGTCACCTTCAGATTCATCGTATATACTTCCACTTATAAATCCAAAAGGCATGGTATTTTCTTCAAGTTGTTTTATTTCTTTTTCGTAAATGTCTGTCCGAACATCAACGTCTGTTAGGTTTTTAAAGTAGTCCTGACGAGTCAACCACCCAAAAAGAACCAAACACATCACCAAGTCATCTGTATGTCCATCGTCTGCCTCATATGAGTTTCTTTTTGAAACAAATGTTGTCAGTTCATGAACGATATCAATATCCTCCACGATCATTTTATCTTCCTCAATCAAACTCTTTAACACAGAGCATCCTGTTTTCTTCACCGGAACCGTAGTTCTCACTCCATAGTAAACACCACCTCTACCACCAAAACCGCCACTTATAGTTTGTCCCTTTCTCCCTTTGTTTGCAGTCATCAGAACATTTTCATATTCAAGATCGTCATATAGAATATCCGCCACCTGTCCCCCAATATCATTAATCTCTACTAAACAATATGCATTGTTATATTCTTCACATAATCTCTTCACCACAGTGGGGTACACCATAGGAGGTATTGTGTTGTTTCTATATTTTGCAACCACTTTGTATGGGGTGTCTGTCATATCAACTATTACAAATGCACTGTAATCTTTACCAACCCCTCTAGAGGTATCAACACAACAAACGTAAACTCTATCTGGTTTAGCCTTTTCGTATATGGAAAGTCCCTCTGTTGTTTTCACTTCGGGTTTTACCCAAGAAAGAGAGTGCAGTTTATGAGATGATATGAGAGTGTTTGATGAACCAATGAAGTCACATTCAAATTCTGTTTGGAATTGATCTTCGCTTGTATTCTTTATCTGTTGTAGTTTCCACTCCTCATCACGAAGAGGTCCCCCAGAGAACTTTGGAACTTGACTCCAATGAACTTCGATTGGGATATACTCATTCTTACCTTCCTCACCCTGTTCCTTTGTTGCACCCCTCCAGTAATGATAGAACATATTAAGACCATTTGGTGTGGACACCATGAGAACTTTTGTTGTCTGTCCTGAAGTGATTGTAGGATAAACTGAACTGAAGAACTCTTCAGCGATACCTGTAGGAACGTGAGCAAATTCATCAAGGAAGATCATGTTAAACGAACCACCACGAACAGCAGAGGCTGAAGTTGCGGATGCAAGAATACGAGAACCATTCTCTAGTTCAATTGATCCTTTGTTCCATTCTACAATTCCTTGCTGCAACCAAATTGGAAGATACTCATATGCGAGTTTTAATCTACTCAAAATTTCTCTTGCGGTTGCCTGTTTGTTAGCAAGGATAGCCACGTTCATACTTTGGTTGAAAAGAATATAATGTAGGATATATGAAACAACTGTGGTTGACTTACCTGACTGACGGGGAAGTTTTGCAATTACAAACCTATTGTTATGAACAGTCTTGACTATATTCTTTTGATAATCATATAGATTGAATGGCACAAGCCCCTCATCCAGAGAAACTACTTTGATGTATTTCTGAATAAAATATTCAGGATCCTGAGAACACTTGATGTACTCAGCAACCTGCTCTTTTGTAAATTCAATTTCGATACCTTCTTGTTTGAGATTTGGGTTCCCAAGGTATCCTATTTTTTTATCCGTCAT